TATTTCTTCATTAACATCTTCATGTTCACTTAAATGAATTTTTAATTCATCTTCATCTATATTAACCATCATGTGTGTGTTACGATCATAAAAACGGCGCGCTTCAGTAGGATCTACTGTACGTTGCCCGTCTTCTGTGAATAAAACAACACTTGAACCAGTTCCCTTAAGGATATTAAATATCTCAGATGAAAATCCTTCGTAATCTATAGCCATGTAACCTTCCTAATCATTATATGTATTTATTATATTATACCTATTGGCATAGGTTTGATATCGCCACCGTCTTCCCATTCATCAAATGTATCTTGTAATGTATCAAATATAGTACCATCAAATTGTCCTATTGTTATTGCCATACGTACAACTAACAATGTTGCCATAACAAGATCATCTGTATTACCATCTTTGGCAGCATAAGATGCTCCCCGTGCTACAAATGTTTTTATTTCACGGATGAGATTTGGACTGCACATTATCATTTTATCATTTTCTACCCAACTTTTAAATTTAGCACATGCAGTTAATTTACTTTTATTTGTTGTTGTAAATCCTTGTCTATGTCTACGAACACTACCTGCTCTTTTAGGTTCACTAAGAAATGTGCCAGGTATATTATCTTCGCCCATTTCGCGAATTACAACTAATGCAGCTTCTCCCAATGTATTATTTTCTACACTCCAATATATTTCTGCTGTTTGCTCGCTTTCTTCGTCTATTACATTACACATTTCACGTAGAATTTTTATTTGTCCCTGTACAGGTGTTTTATTATGCATCCACTCTGCTACTTGTTTACATCCAGGTAATTCATATACTTGAATGGCAGCATTATCACCACCTGTACCTAAACTAGGATCTAAACCTAGGCAATATACTTTATCTTTTATTATTGGAGAATACCATCTAATTTGTCCAGTTTTACGTAAAACAGAATGACTTTCTAAAAGTGGTAATTTTAGATTGTTAATAAGAGTTTCATCATTAGTAATAAATTCACATTCGTGTTCTCGTCTAAATCTATCTTCTCCAATTTTTGCTTTTTCCAATGATGCCCAATCTTCATCTCTATCTGGATGTTCGGGCCATTTTACTAATATAGAAGCAAATCCGTTTCTGCCAACCGGTTGTTCATTTCCATATGAATCTACTGTGTTTATTGCTTCTCTCCAAATTCGTGCAAATTGATCGTCGTCTTGATTTGGAGTAGACGTAATAAGACATTTACCTCCTGTAGATAATGTAGGAGATAATGCTGTCCAAAATTCAGATGCAATACGTGGAGGTACAAACGCAAACTCGTCTAAGTATATTAATGTTAAAGATAAACCTCGACCAGTAGTTTCGGTTGTTGCTTGGGATATAATCCTAGACCCATTATCAAATTCTATAGAATTTCTATTGTATGCAGTTACGCCTGCTCTAATAAAATTTGGTAAACTTTCATATGCAAAACGCACTCTTGTCATTATTTCTTGTGCGCCGGAATATTTGTGTGCCGCAATAAGAATTGTACTATCTGCTTTAAACATAGCATACCATAATAAGTATCCTGCCGCACAAGTAGATTTTCCTGTTTGTCTAGCGAGCATAGCAATAGAATACCTATTATTATGATATACATCTATTAATCGTCTTTGATAATCGTATAGGTTAAATTTTATACGTCCTAAAATAGGATGCTGTATAAGACAATATGTTTGTAAGAAATATGCAGGATCATCATAGCAATGTTGTAATTCTTTTAACTGCTTTTTTGAAAACGTCTCAGATCTATGTGGTTTCTTTATTAACTGTGTGTCAACTGTGCCGCGTGTGGAACTGACCATACTAGTATTTATTGTAAAAAAAATAGGCCCTAAATAGAGCCTATTTAATTATATGTTACTAATATTAGTCTCTACCTTCTCCACCAGTTCTACTTTTTTGACCAACTTTTCTAGGATTCTTTGCTGTATAATTACCAGCTTTTGTAAGTACAGGTTTACTTTTAGTCCATGGACCCTTTTGAGGTATTACATCTGGACTTTCGTCACCTTCTGGTCCGCCGGAGCCAACGCGGTCTTGTTGTCTCTTTGCCATAGCAGCCTGATAATCTGTTCCCCATTTCTTTGGTCTTGATTGAACACCATATTCGTCATCGCCAGGACCACCTTCTGGTCCACCACCATAACTACCAGCATGACCTGGTGCTGTTGATGTAAATGTAGGATCTCTATGAGGACCGTATCCTCCATTCCTTTCATCTAATTCTTGTTGAGGATTAAGTCCTGCTAATGTAAGCATTCTATATAAGCCTGAATAAGGATCTACTGTTTCTTCAACTTTTTCTTCTTCATCTTCTTCTTTGGCTTCTTCAACTTTTTCTTCTTCGTCGGTTGCTTCTTCCTTATTGCCACTTTTAGCATCAAGCATTTTTTGAAAGGCTGCCTTTTGTGCTGGACTTTGTGCTTCGGTTACTGCCTCAGCATCTTCATCAGCATCTTCTTCTTTGGCTTCTTCAACTTCTTCTGCTTCTTCATCTTTGGCTTTTTCTACAATTTCTTCATGTACTTCATTCACAAAAGTCTTATAAGAAGCAGTCATTTCTTTTTCTGTAATTGGCTGTGGAAATTCTGGTGATGCCAAATTATGGTTTAAATATTTACGTAGACTTAATTCTACATTTGTTCCCCAGTCACGTAAATCGCCCATTTCTTCTTGATCTGGATGATTTGTTGCTTCGGGTGTATTTGCCCATTCTTCATCTAATTTAACACCTGACAATTTTATAATATCTTTAAGTTCTCTGTTCATTTTTAACTCCCTATGGGTGATTTGGTGTTACCTTCTCCGATTCCATCCTCGACACCTTTAGGTGTTTCACCAATTATATTTTTTTTACGTTCGGCACGTACTTTTGCTAGTTCTTCTGTAAATTTAGAATTATAAACATCACCGTAATGTTTTTCTGGTTTTACATCTACTGCATCCGAATATTCAGAATCTTCCAATTTTGATTTGGCTTCTTCTTCATTCATTGGTTCGTCATCTGGCGAACGAACTACTACATGTGTTCTACTAAGACCTGTTGCTTCACAAATCTCATCTCGTAATACATCACTTACTACAGGATAATCTAATACAAAATCTACTATTGTAACTTCACGTCCTCTAGATTCTGCAAAATCCATTGGATTTGCTTGTGCTATTGTTTTTTTAGGTTTTGTAATTTGTTTAACGCCATATTTTTCTAAATGTGTTTCCATTCGATCTAGCATTGCTTCTGTTATATCAGTTGCAAATTTAATACGCAATGCGTATTCTTTATTTGATTCTGCTAGATATTCATAAAATGTCTTCATTGATAAATCCCTGTATTAAGTATATTTATATCTACAACTGTATTATTTATCTTTAATCCTGTTTGCTATGGCATCTAAAATAGCATTACGGTCTGTTACAATATGACCTTCACCTGGAATGATGGTTGTTTCATCAGGTTCTTTTTCTGAATCCAGTTTAGCTTTCCTAATTTGTAATTCGATCATTCGAAGTTTTTTATCTAATTTTGCCGTTTTTGCTTCTATAGCATTTTTCATCATTTTAGATGCTACATCAAATACATTAGCGGCATGCCTATCTTCCATATTATGCCCTAGATCTATTAACGTATCAAATGTTTCCATTGCTTTTAATGCATATGCATCCATATCTCTATCTAAACTTTCCATACCAGTAACTTCAGGTAATGCATTGTCTATTTTATCTGCTAATGCAAATGTATCAGTTAGTTTAGCATTAACTTCAATTATATCTGAATTATCAGGATCATGCCCATTTTTTGCTGCCGCTTCTGCAAGTGCATCCCGAGGAGTATGATTTAATACATCCTTTAAAGGAGGAAGATTAAAAGTTTCTTCTAGTTTCTTTGTCATTTACGTTTTTTCCGCTTTGTTTGTGTTTGTGGTTTTCTAAAAAGATGGTCTTCTGTTACAACTCTAAATATCATCCCTTTATCTTTAGTCCATGCTCTTGCCGCTTCCCATTTTGCTTCATTTACAATTGCTTGTGCTTTTTGTGTTTGAGATTTAGCATGATCTAATGTTTGCATTTTTGGTTTAATCTCTATTATTTCTGCATGTTTTTGTCCATTCTTATCTACATACACCATAAAGAAATCAGGTACATAATTTGTTTGTTTACCGGTTACCGGATTACGATAAGGTATTCTTGTTGCTTCACTTGCCCATCCTATTACATTTGGATGATTGTCGCACATACGCATAAATGTTAATTCCCATCCACTACGATAACGAGGTCTATGTTTACCTACATATTTCTGCGGATTTGTCGGAGCATAAACGCCTTGTTGAAAAATAGCCATACAAGGTTTATTGTACTCCTCCTGCCTTTACGTATGACAGCGTATTGTCAGGGGGGTTATTTCGGAAATGATTTCCATATTCTATTGCTTCATAGGCAAAATTTAATGTCCAGGTAACAGGCGTCGAATCTGCATAAGATAAACTATCATGATTAACAGCTGTCATCATTGGATTAATAACAGATACTTGATCTATTATTACCTTTGCATTTAAATTTGTAAGTTGTTTATTAGAAGTCACTGAGGTATTTGGTTCTGCATTACCATATTCTCTATTAATATTAATTTGTTTGAAAAAATACTTATCTGCATCATTTGGTGGTGGCTTAAAACCATATCCAGTTTCTTCTGGATCTCCTCCGGGTTCTCCTGGTAAATTATCTATATCATCTGCATCTATTCCTCCAGTAGAAGGTATTGTATCCATATTATATGTTCTTACTGGTTTTTCTAAATTTCCAAAGTAATATAAATTATATGCTCGTATTAAATTTTCTATTATATTATCCTTTGTATCATGGAATGTTAATGTAATAGGATTATATTGTATATCTGTTGTTATTACTCGTTTTCTATTATATTGATTTAATGTTTGTACAGAATATGAATGACCCGGAAGTTCAACTGTTTGTGCCCTCATTCGAAAATCTGTTTGTTCCATACCAGGATTACGAATACCTGCTGCCTTCAATGAGCCTACAACATTTTTCCAATCACTCGAATTTAATATAAAATCTATTGTATATTGATATTTGACTCGTGGCTCTTGTGCCAATGGGGTGCCAAAATTTACTTTTGTTCCGTATAATAAAGATGCGCGATTTATAGACATTGTAATACTATTTACCACAAAAAAAGTCCCACAATTTGCGGGACTAATTTTTTATAATTAATTAACCAATTACTGATCGGTTGCCATGTCGCCTGGTTGACCACTAACTTTGGTACCAGCAGCTAGATAATTTTTATCACCATCTTCGTAATTGCCACTTGTAGGCTGTTCACCGCTGCCATGTGCAGCATTATCAAATTTGATAGTCATTGTCAATTGTTGTGGTTCACTAGTTGCATAATTTGAATCGCCATATTGAATATCTTGAATATAACATCCATCTAAGAACCAGTAATCTAACACTGTTGGCTTATCGTCGCCTTCTAGTGTTTCTATTCCCATATCAAACTTATATTGTGCACCTGATTTAGCACCACTTTGGGTTGCGTGATTTAATTGGTTTTGTAGTTGTTGGTCTACTAATTTAATAGCTTTATTTGAAACATCGTCTCGTAAAATAACAGTAATAGGACTCCATGTATGCTTGCCTGCAAGATAAATTCTTGAGTTATAAACATCTAAAATCATTTCATCGTGTGTTAATTGAGGCCGTGTAACAGAAATAATTTGTCTTGTTAATACCGTATTTTCGGAACTATTTCCTCCCATATTACCAAATGTCACTCTAAAGCGATATTGTAATTTGGGCATTAATGTTGCGACATTACCAGGTGACCCGTCTGGTACGCCAAATTTACTTAGAACTCCCATAGCAATCTCCTATCCCATTACTTAATTTGTTAATTGTATTTATACAATATGCTAAAAAATTAAATCAAAAAGGGCACCTTATAAATAAAAGTATAAGTAAAAAGGGCACCTTATAATGAAACAAAGACCTATTTGTACTCAATGTATGAAAAAACCTGCCGCAATAAACTATTATAAAAATAGTGTGCCTTTCTATAGATCTAGATGTGATAGTTGTGTTAGAAAAAATAAAAAAACAAAGTCCTCTAGAATTCCTCAAAAAATTGTTGCTGATTTATAAAACAAAAAAGGCTTGCAAGCAAGCCTTTAATGTATAATTTAAAAAATTATTTTCTTAAGTTATTGTAGAAATAGTTCCTGTTGCAAGAATTCTAACTGGAATATAAATAAACTCTGCAACCTTAGTTGGCTCTATTGCTATATCTACGTAAAGTTCATTACGATCTATTCTAGCAGGAGTATTGTTTGTTTGATCACATACTACTGCATAATCATATACGCCTCTTTTTTGTAAAATGTCACCTAAAAAGCGATCAAATGCTCTACCACAATTGCCTCTTGTAATGGAATCATTTTGCTCAAAGATAAACGGACGAGCAATAACCTCAAAACGTTCTCTTAAATAAGCAATCAATCTAGAAACATTTACTCTATCTAATGCAGAAGCACTACCATGTAAAGTCTTTTGACCCCATATAGTAAGTCCTGAATCAGGAAAGTTAGCAATTGGATTAACATAATTTAAATACAATGCATCTCTTTGTCCAGCATTTAATGCTACAGGAGTAAAATCTCCTTCTGAATTCAAGTAACCAACACTTGCCGCATTGTCTACTCTACCTCTGGTAAGTCCTGCAGGAGCAAACCATGGATAAGAAACAGAATCACTATGTGCGAGTGTACGTAATGCTACGTGACTTGCAGGTACCATTACACTTGCACCATCTGTATTTGTAGAAAGAGCATTAGGATAATACATAGCACTGCCTGAATTTTTAGTATTCAATCCATCTTTACCATTTTCAGATGCTGTAGTAGTTGTTATCCATGTAACCATTTCAGTTGGTGATTTATCAAAAGGTGCATCTATTAGAACAAATGCAGTTTCTTTTCTATCTACATTTAATGTTGATAATTCGTCTGCAAGTTCTGTATAACCTGGAGCTGCTAACAATGTAACTGCAACAGTATCTTCTCTTAAACTAGAACCAGCGGCCGCGGCTTGCATTCCTTGAACAACTACTTTACGTTGTGCATATGATCCAAAAGAACCCGAACCATCTGCGGCATTACTACTTTCTGTTACCCATTGCTCAAGTGCGGCATTTGCTGCCACATACTTTCTAACAACCTTACCAGTACATGTTAAATTAACTAAAAACATACCAGCTGGATAAAGAAGTGGGTCTGGCCCACCTGTAAGTACTGCACCTGGTGTTGCATATGGTGAAGTAGTAGTATATGTAGCCTTTGTATGATCTGCAAATTCTACACCATTAATTGTTGTTTGGTCTGCATTATCGCGTTTAACCCAACTGGTGCCATTACTTTCATACATTGCAGGATAATTTGTATCGTCTGTATCTATCCAAACTTTACCTGTTGCGCCTACTGCTGGTTGTGCTGTTGCTAATGTAATATCTGCGTCAGCAATTGCTGTCCATGCACCAGAACCATTATTTCTATATAAATCAAAATAAATGGTACTATCATACCATAGTGTGCCATCAGTTGTTGCGCCTACTGGTGCAGTTGCTGATGCTTCATATGATAATGCCGCAAATGCTGTACCATTCCAACGTTGGAATGTAAATTCTGCATCGGCTGTTGTTGTGTCTGCCCATATAAAACCAGTTACTGTTGTTGTAGGAGCTGCTTCTTGTACAGCACCAATAGAAACTACAGAGAATGCATTTGAAGCTGCATCATATAATTTTAATGAAGCGTTAAAACCTTCGTTTGGTGTTGAAGTTTTAAACCAAAAGTCGCCAACTACTAATGCCACTGGTACTGATGTATGAGGAGAAACAAAAACATTACCTGTAAGAGCTGCTGTTGTCATTGCTTTCCATGCACCAGCATCATTATAATGAAACTGTACAGGAGTAACAGCGGTATTTACTTGAACATCACCTGCTGCACCGCCGGCACCAAGGCCAACTGTAACAGTTTGTTTTTCCCAATTAGCATTACCTGTTGCTGATGCTTTAAAAATACCCCATTCGGTATTTGCTGAATCGAACCAATAAGTGCCATCTGTTGGAGGACCTGTTGGTGCTGTTGTTGATGCCGCTAGTTGTGTTGTATTAACGTCTGCTCTTACAACATATGCGGCATTTGCGGCGCCTAAAAAACTATAGGCAGCCAATAATCCATATTCATTTAGTTCACTACCATTTGCGCCAAATGTAGGATTGCCAAAATTTTGTATTAATTCAAATTGACTTGTTACTAATTGTGGTGAACCGGCTTTTGCTTTTGCTGTTCCAGCTGCTGTGCCAGTACCACTTACGTGGGCCTTGTCTTCGCCTGATGCAACTACCATCAAAGGAATTGTTCCTGGTCCTGCAGGACCATAAAAACTCTCATCTGTAATAGAAACGGCGACGCCCGGTGAAACTAATGTAGCCATATTTTTTCTCCCAAGGTTAAAAGTTATTCGTTAATATTTATTTTTATATTAAAAAAACCAGGAGATATGCGAGTTAACAGAGTAGTTAATTATGGATATTGTCCAGATACTCCGGAAGATTGAATAAGAGCAATATAAAGAGAAGGTGCAACAAAATCATCAAACATAAATCGAGTAGCACTATGCGAAAGTTCTACCCATTTCATTTGTCGTCCTTGTAATTTAAATCTTCGATATCCCATATCATATATTTTTTTAACTTCTTCTAATCTAAGTTCAGTACTTCTATCCATATGGGTTTCTTTATGAAAATTGACAGGATAACATTTAGGTTCTATAAATTTATTGTAGTATTCTTTATGTTTGGGATCGACTTGTCCTGTTTCATTAATAGACATTGCTTCTTGGGAAAACATTAAATGTTCTTGTCGTCTATATGGACAGTTTACTTCGCACATTTCATTTAAAATAATTTCATATTTGTCAGCATCATCGGATAACTTTTCAAGCAAATCAAAATTAATACTATCATCTGTATGAATGTTTACTACATCGTATCGTTCTGCTAAACTTCTATACCATTTTTCATCACCTGCTTTTTTTTCTTTTACTGTTTTATCAATAGATGCTTTTAATTTTAAATCAGGATATCGTTTTTTAATATAATCATACAGTATTTCACTAACAAGTATAATGCCACTATTACTTCCATTTATTTCCCACAACTTATCTAATAATAAATTACATGTTGGTTCAGATAAATGCTTTTCTTCTATCAGCCAATTAGACCATGTATAAAAAACATCTATGTTTCTTTCCTTATATCCTTTTAATACATGATCAAATTCAGATGCTTGTTCCTCTCTAGACGTACCTACAGTTGGTTGAAGCATTTGTGTTTTTTGAGTTATGTTATGTACACCTCTGCCACCGTGCCATAATACAGGTAAAGAACCATATACTTCCATAGGAATATGAAAATTAAATCGTTCCTTAACAGTATCATACAGAGTAGAATACCCTGCATCAGGGGTAAAGAATCCAGGGACAGGCCAGAAAGAGTCGGCCCAATCTTTATGTATAATATGTTTTATTTGTTCTATATTAGACGCTTGGGATCTAACTGCCCTAGCCTTTTCTTCTTTCATGCTAAGGTTACCTCTATTTTATTTGCTTTGTCGGTTTCATGTTGTTGTGCTAAACATCCCATACATAAACCATTGCAGTCAACTTGGAAATGAGGACACTGTTGGCATGTTTCGGGCGCACCTATTTTATCATAAGTTTCTACATATCTGCGAGTATGTTCTGCACGAAGTTGTGGCCATTTATCACCTTCTGCATAATCAAAATCAAATATATTAGGTATAACATTAGGCATACCTATTTCACCTTGTGATTGAAAACAATGGACAACGGAACCGACTGGCATAACTTCTATTCCTTTGGTATCAGTACACGTAATACAACCTTGCATTCCTGTTTGATCATCATGCCATGGTCTAGCATCACCTGGTTTATTAATACAATGAGGTACTTGACAATCCATCAAAAATCCAAAGTTTTTTCTTTGAGCAAGTTCATGAATACTATCTAATATATCTCCTACTTCATAATTATGTAAAAGATATGTGCCGCTTAAATCTAAC